GTATAGTGTATCTTGGATGTCTAATGGAGCTTTAACAAAATCTAATATATCTGGCTTATATATAAATGGTCAAGATGTATCTTTGGCAACAAATATATCTTCTTATTTAAACATCGATGAGCCAAATTATATATTAATAAAAACAAATAACCCCATCACTGGTCAAATATGGTTTAATACAAAATCAGAAAATTCAGTCAGAACTGGTACCCTGGATAATAACTTATACAGCCTTATTGCAATTTATGAAAGCGAAAACATAGAACATTTAACTAATTATAATATTTATATAGGTAATGAAAGCATCTCAAATAGCCCATCTGTAATGACATTAAACGATATTGGGCCTTCCACATATGATTTTGACTGGGTTGTGTTAGATAACGCTTAATTTTGTCATATTGGTTGACAAAAAGCTGGACTTGAAGTGTTTAAAGTGGTAGAATAAGTACATATGGACATTAAAAAAACGAGTGCAAAATTTCAACAAGGTGAAACACGCCTTGGAACATACGTTTGGGAAATGCCAGATGGAAGATGGATCGGTGACGACGATGGAAATTTTCTATCTATATTGGCAATGCGTGGCGACAGAGTAAAAATGAATATGCTTGCGGATGCCGTAAGACATTATGGAATAGATGTTGGCCAACCATTATTTCTTGAAGGTAGAAGAAAAATTGATGACGAAGAATTTGAATATCAAAAGCAAAGATTGAATTGGGGATTAACTCCAGATCCGTTAGACATTGGTGTTTATAAAGATGAAATGAAAGCAGCAAAAAGGAATAAAAGATGATTCAGTACGAAGAAGATGAACAATCAACTAATATAGAGATATCAAATGTGGCGGATTGGATGAAATTTAATTCTCCAGCTACAAATAATTCAAATGACCCATTTTTAGTTGAAGGTGAAGAAATACTTAAACTAAATGGCCTTGGTCCATCTTTCAGACGAAAAGTAAGTAGAGATATTCAAAAAAGATTTACTGGAACAGATGGAGCGGCAACACAACAATTATTAATACAGCAAGCTGTAAGCGGATATGCTTTATTTGATCTTGTTCAGCCAGAATATAATTTAGATTATTTATCTACTATCTATGAAATTTCTCCTTACAATTATGCTGCAATTAATGCCAAAGTGTCTAACATTGTGGGATTGGGTTTTGATTTCATTGAGTCTAGAAAAACTACAGATATGTTAGATTCAATAGAAGATGAAAAGCAATTAGAAAGAGCCCGCAGAAAATTAAATAGAATTAAACAAGATTTGCATCAATGGCTTGAGGACTGCAATGAAGAAGAAACATTTAAAGAAACACTTATTAAGTTTTACACCGACGTAGAAGCCACTGGTAATGGCTATCTGGAGGTCGGTAGAACCACTGGCGGAAAGATTGGATACATAGGACATATCCCATCAAAGACAATGCGTGTAAGACGCCTTAGAGACGGTTTTGTGCAGTTGCTGTATGGCAAGGCAGTATTCTTTAGAAATTTTGGAGATACAGAAACAGCAAACCCAATTGCAGGTTCTACTGATCGTCCAAATGAAATTATTCATTTAAAGAAATATACTCCAAAAAATAATTATTATGGAATTCCAGACATTATCGCAGCTCAAAGCGCCATGGCAGGAAATGAGTTTGCTGGTAAATATAATCTTGATTATTTTGAAAATAAAGCAGTTCCAAGATATATTATTACTGTTAAGGGTGCAAAATTATCTACAGAATCTGAGCGTAAGTTATTAGAATTTTTCCAGGTTGGATTAAAAGGTAAAAACCATAGATCTTTATATATTCCTTTGCCTCCAGACTCTCCAGATTCTAAGGTTGAATTTAAGATGGAGCCAATCGAAGCGGGACAACAAGAATCCTCATTCAACGTTTATAGAACGTCAAATAGAGATGAAATATTAATGGCCCATAGGGTTCCGATTAATAAAATTGGAACTGCTACAGGAATATCATTAGCAAATGCTAGGGATGCAGATAAAACATTTAAAGAGCAAGTTTGTGCTCCAGCTCAAGATATATTAGAAAAGAAATTAAATAAGATAATTGAAGAAATGACTGATGCATTAAACCTTAAATTTAATGAGTTAAGTTTAACTGATGCTGATACCCAGTCTAAAATTGATGAAAGATATTTAAGATTACAGGTAATTACTCCTAATGAAATTAGAGTAAGAATGGGTATGGTTCCTAGAGATGGTGGCGATGAGGTTGTAGATTTACAGGCTCAGGCAGCAGAAATTAAAGCCCAGGCTATGCAAAGTAGGGCACGAGATGGGGAACGGGCAGCAAATTCACCAGATAATTCTGGAGAAGGTAGGAATGCCAAGGGCGACGGAAGACAAGTCGAGTAGTCCTACTCAACTAGTTATTTGCCTTTAGATATATAGAAGTCTATAATATACACATATGACCATTGAAAAATCACATTGGTCTTCAAATGGAAATGTTATTAATTTAGCAGTTCCATTTACGAAGGTCAATAGAGAAAAAAGAACAGTCTCAGGATTTGCTACATTAGACAACCTGGACCAGACTGGTGACGTTGTCACAATGGAAGCAAGCATGAAAGCTTTCGAAAATTTCCGTGGTAATTTGAGAGAAATGCATCAACCAACTGCTGTTGGAAAAGTTGTTTCATTTAGACCAGAAACATATTATGATCCAAAATCAAAACAATTTTACAACGGTGTATATGTAGATGCATACATTTCAAAGGGCGCACAAGATACTTGGGAAAAAGTATTAGATGGAACTCTTCAAGGTTTTTCAATCGGCGGAAAAATTCTAGATTCAGACAATGAAGTTAATAAAGCTACAGGACAAAGTGTTCGTTTTATTAAAGACTATGCATTAGTAGAGTTATCAATAGTTGATTCACCAGCAAATGAACTTTGTAACATATTGTCTATTGAAAAAGTAAATGGTCAAATGATTTTTAAGGGTATTGCTGCAGATGTAAAAATGCAAAACATTTTTTATTGTGCAGATAGTGATTCTGTTTTTATGTCTACAGAATCAGAATATGTTTCTCCCGTAACTGGTAAAAAAACAGAACTTATCGGTTGGGTTGAATCAAATGATGTAAACAAATCAAAAGAGATAGATAAGATTCTTGATTCTTATAAATCAAGATTGAAAACGTTGCCTGATACACAAATTGCAAAACAGGCAAACGCAGAAGGAGGTAATGAAGTGGAAAACGTAGAAGTTACAAATACAGAAGAGACTGTAGAGAAATTACGTGCACCAGAGGCAGCACCAGCTGCTGAAGAGGTCGCAGTAGTTGAAACTCCATCAGTTGAAAAAGTAGAAGAATCTACAGACAACAACACTTCTGCCGAAGTTCTGGAACAAGCAGCCGATGTATCAGACGCACAGGACTCAGAGCCTGATTTTGCTAAGATGCTTGGTGACCTTAAGGGTTTCTTCTCAGAGACTTTGGAAAAAGCCTCTGAAGCTAACGCAGCTCAGGTTTCAGCTATTAAAGATACAGTTGAAACTTTTAGCAAGGGCGTAGATGCTCGAATTTCAGAATTAGCAGAAAAACATACAGCACTCTCAGATGCAGTTAATGCAATCAAAAACACAATTGACGGTGTTGAGAAGAGAGTAGATGCAGTTGAATCAGAAACTGCAATTAAGAAGTCCTTGGACCTTGGCGGGTCTCGGGAAGTAACAATAAAAAAATCAAAATGGAACGGCACTTTCCTCGGTTCCGTTAGTGAATTAATAAAATAAGGTAGGTGAAAAAACTAATGAGTAATGAACTATTAGCTAAAGCAGCAGCAGCTGATGCAACCCTTACAGGTAGCATGGTTGGAGCAGCAGATCCTTCTGACGGTATCCACGTAGGTTCCGAAGGTAAAGGTGGTTTGCTTAATCCAGAGCAGTCTGCTCGATTCTTAGATTACATGTTCGATGCAACAGTAGTCGGAAAACTAGCACGTACAGTTCGAATGAGAGCTGATACGACTGAGATTGATCGCATTGGCGTAGGTGAGAAGCTTATGAAGCTTGCTTCAGAAGCTGAAAACACAGGCACAAATGCAGGTGTTACTTTCTCCAAGATTTCTCTCACAACAAAGAAGCTTCGTCTAGATTGGGAACTCTCAACTGAGTCTCTTGAAGACAATATTGAAGGTGCCGATCTCGAAGACCACATTGCAAGACTTATGGCAACACAGGCAGGTAATGACCTTGAGGACGTAGTCCTTAATGGAGATACTTCTCTAAGCTCAGACAATCTATACAAGGCTTTTGACGGTATTGTTAAGATTGCAAAGGCAAACGGCCACGTAGTCGATGCAGATGGAGCAGCAGTTTCACGTGCAGTGTTCAACAGTGCACTTAAGGCTCTCCCACGTAAGTACAAGCAGCGCAGACCAGATCTTCGCTTCTTGTCAGGATCTAACTTGATTCAGGATTATTTGTATTCAACATCACAAAATATCCAGAACGTCAACCCACAGGATATTGCAGCAAGCATCATCCGTGGAGATACTGCAGGTCTCGGTGGACCAGCTGGCTTCACAGCACCATTCGCATTTGGTATTCCAATTGTTGAAGTTCCTTTATTGAAGGAAACTCAAGGCGAATCTGGTAATCTCGGAGATATCCACTTGACATTCCCAAATAACGTTGTTATTGGTATCAAGCGTGACGTAACCGTATACCGCTTCTTCTGGCCAAAGAAAGACTCAATTGAATATACAATGTATACTCGTGTTGGGTGCCAAATTGAGCAAGCAGATGCATGGGTCGTTGTTAAGAACGTTCAGGTTGCTTCCTAATTAATAAATAGGAATTAAACTGCTGAAAAGCCCCCAAATTAATTTTTGGGGGCTTTTCCTTTTAATTTACTAATGATATAATTAATGAACATACCAAAGGAGATAATATGTCATTTGACACATTAAAGGTAAAAGATTTAAAGCAAATTGCTAATGATTTTGCCGTAGATACAGATGGACTAAAGAATAAAGCAGATATTATTGCCGCATTGGCAGAAGAAGGCGTAACGTGGTCCGTTTATAACAATACTAAAAAAAGTATAGAAGATGCTGCAGAAGATGCACCAGAAATTTTACCAAAGTTTGATCCAAACAAGAAACTTGAAAAAGATACTGTTTTGGTTAGAATGACAAGAAATAATTTTAGATATGACATTAAAGGGTTTACCTTTACAAAGGAACATCCTTTTGTGGCTATGAGCCCAGATGTAGCTCAGCAAATTTTTGATCAGGAGGAAGGGTTTAGGTTGGCATCGCCAAAAGAAGTACAGGAGTACTACAACTAAGCCTAATAAATGGCAGAGATACTATTAAATTCTCAATCACCAATAACACACCAAATATTTTGGAATGGCGATATAGCAATACCAAACGATAACCCAACGGTAGATATTTATGATGTCACTGATGACCCTGCTATAGATCCAGCTATTAACCCAGCAGTTATTTTGGAAACATTAGAAACTGTACCAGATGAAAACAATCCAGGCACATATATTGCATATATACCTTTTCAATATACAAATAGAAATAGAACTCTAAGACTAGTTTGGGAATATTATATTGGTGAAAAGTATGTATCTAGATCAGATGAGGTTTTTATCATAACACCTTATGTTGATTTTAATCATGTGCAAGATTTAGGGTTTAGTATAGATTCTTCAGATCCAAACTATAAAACATATAAAGAATTGATTGCAGCAGAAAGATATGCTAGAAAGCAAATAGAGGCTTTTACAGTACAAAAATTTTTCTTATATGATGATGTGGTAGTTCTTAATGGTTTTGACTCAAATGTTCTTCCTCTTCCATATAAAATAAATAATTTACATGAGCTTTATGCTAATGACTCCCTACTAGTTAACAATATTTTAAGTATTAATAATTGGGGTTACCCAGTAGAAGTCACCCCAACTGGATATGGTATTAAAGTCAATACATCTTCAATGGTAGATAATGCTACGTACATAGCAAACGGAATGGTGGCCCCATCAATATATGATAGTTCTGGGGTATTTAGATCAGATGTTTCGTATAAAGTTCAGGGTAGATTTGGATGGGAAAAGGTTCCAGATGATGTAGAACTAGCAGCAATTGAATTAATGAAGGATTATTTTGCAAAAGATCAAGTTTGGAAAAATAAATATGTTAAAAACATTTCAACATATGATTGGCAATTTGAATTTACGTCAGAAGTCTACACTGGCACAGGAAATGCATACGCAGATAAATTATTAGCAGACTATGTAATGGTTAGCAAAGTACAGGTAATATAATGCTTGATTTAATTGATTCTATGCTATCTATGCAATTAGATTTGTATAGACAATATGAGCAGCAAGATAAAGATACAGGTGCCATTAAAAGAGAATGGCAGTATCAAAGAACTTTAAACTGTTATGCAAAAGGAATTATAAGCAATTCTTCAACAAGTAGATCATCTGACAAACAAATATTATCTAATAAATATTCAAATGAACAAATAATACAAGTTAGAACTTCTGAAAAAATTACAATGCGTGACAAGGTTACAAATATAAGAGATATAAATGGAAATGTTGTTTGGACTGAATTAAACTATCCAAGTGAAACGCCAACAGTTTTTGAAATTATTGGAGTCACCCCAATAACAGATCCATTTGGCAATACAATAGGATACAACTCTTCAATGAAGAGATCGGAGAATCAGCAAATTGGCTTCTGAGGCACTAGCACTTCAAGCTGCAAGCGGACTGGTTAATTTAATGTCTGGGCAGCCTGTAAGCGGTACCATAAAAGATAGTACGGTTGCACAAATATCAGCAGCAATATTTTATAAAACTAATGTGATGGCTAAGCTTACATCAAATATAGGATTTCAAACATTATTTACAAATACAATATTTAATCAGGTAAATAAAGATTTTGGCGAATATATAGATGCAAAAGCAAGAGCAAATAATAGATCATTTCATCATATTTATGAATGGGGAAAAACGGGAGATAGTTCCGCTAGACTTTTTAAACTAAATAAAATTTCTCAAGATGGATTATCTTTAAAAATAAATTATGATTTAATGGATTCTAAATCCTTTGTACCTTCATCAAATTCTAAACGTAGACATGTTTTTATTAAAAAGGCTTCAGTTATGGAAGAAGGAAGATCAGTTGTAATTAAACCAAGACATGCCGAACGCCTAGTTTTTGATATAAATGGATATACCGTATTTATGCCAAAAGGAGAGTCTGTTACAGTAAATAAACCTGGAGGAGTTTCTACAAAAAATTCATTTTTATCATCATATAAATATTTTTTTACGGGACAGCTAGTAAATCTTTCAATAAAAAAATCAGGATTTCAAAGAATATTTAATTCAAAAATGACAAAGGCATTAGATTTGCCAGTACAAATTAAAACAGTCAAATATAAATTTTCTGCAAATAGTGTAGCGGATGAAGCAGATGCAGCATTAATTGCAGCATTTGCGGGAGGCATGAATGGTTAATTATAAATTAGATGCAATGTTTGAGTTAAGAAAGTACTTATGGGAAAAACTTAAGGACAATAAAATATTTGACGAGGACGATTATTGGTCGGATAATCTTAATGAAAATATTATCCCAATAGTTCCAGTTCAACAAGCCCCAGAAATGAATCAATTTTTAAGCGGGAAAAAACACATAGTCTACGATAAAATAGGTATGTCCTATGAGAATAACTGGCTAATATGCTGTGAGCAAATAATATTTACAATATATTCTACAGATCTAATCGACATAGTAGAGATTAGAAACTTTATGACAGATGAATTTAGAAGAATGGATGATTCTGCTAGGGATATAAATTACTGGGATAATCTGTCAGATAAGTATAAATTCTATAGTATATTTATAGCAGACATATCCCCAACTGCTCCGTCAGAAGAATTGCAAGGCTTTTTTTCTACGGATATAATATTAGAGCTTAAATATTCAAGAATCACAGATAGTGTGGGCAGATTTGCCTAATTTGCTTTAGGCCATATTGTACCGTAAAATTGGCTATAGAGGAAAGGGCCTAGCCAGCCACAAAATATATATATTTATTTCATGAAATAGGAGGTTTAAACTCATGGCAGCACAAAACGTAGGTAATGCTAAAAACATTCTCGTCGGTGCATCACCATTGTTCCTATCTGTTGAAGATTCAACAGTTGCAGGTTACGATGAAAGCATGGAAGCAGGTGTAGCGAATACATTCGTATCAAACAAAAATCGTTACGTACCAGCATTTGATACAGCAGCTTCTTACACAGATACCCTTAATTCAGTTGCAGTAACGACTGGAGCAACACAGGGAACAACACCAAAGGATGGCGGAGCATACCGCAACGTAGGTTATACAAACAATGGTCTTCAGATCACTTATAACCCAACATATGATTCAGTAACAGTAGATCAGCTACTTGATACAGCTAAGCTGTTCAAGTCTGCGATGGAAGTTATGATTGCAACAGAAATGTCCGAAGGTACATTGGAAAATATTCTTATTGTTTTCGGTCAGGGTAAAGCAACATTAACAGAGGGAGACAACGATGAGTTGGGTCTAGAGGCAGGTGCACTTGGTGCAGCTCCAACAGAGCGTCAACTTATTGCAGTAGGAAAAGCTCCAACAAATGCTTCTCCAAATACTGAGCGTGTATATTATGCACGTCGTGTTCTTTCTGTACAACAGTCACAGTTCTCTTTGGCTCGTACAGCTCCAACAACATTCCCAGTAACATTCCGTCTTCTACCATCTGGTGAGTCATCTCACGCAGGTTCAGAATACGGTAAGATTATTGACCGTGCTTGGACACCAGCTTAATAATTAAATTTAATTATTAAAATTAAGGCCCCCAGAAATGGGGGCTTTAATCATTGTATCTGTAAAATGCTTATGCTATAATAATTAAGATCCTAAAGGAGGATAAAATTGGCTACAAAAGTATATGATGTAGAAGAAATTGAATTACAAAATGGCGACAAAGTAAAGTTAAAGCCATTATCAATCAAGCAACTACGTAAGTTTATGGAAGTTGTAAAAAAGACACAAGACTCAAATGATGAAAATGTAACACTTGGTATTTTAGTTGAGGCATGCGGTGTAGCATTAGAAACTCAACTTCCCGATCTTGTTGCAGATAGAGACAAACTAGAAGACGCATTAGACGTTCCAACTATTAATCGCATTCTTGAAGTATGCGGTGGAATTAAGATGGACGACCCAAACCTGATAGCGGCAGCGGTACTGGCTGGTCAGAACTAGATCTAGCCGCATTAGAGGGTGAAGTATTTCTTCTTGGGCATTGGAAGAATTACGAAGAGTTAGAAGAAAATTTATCAATGCCTGAGCTCGTTCAAACATTGAAATCAATGAATGAAAAAGAGCATAACCAGCGAAAGTTTACAGCATCATTAAAAGGTATTAACTTAGATGATGCAGTAGAAGAAAAAGAAGGTCCCACCTTTGATGATATAAAAAGAAGAGCTATGGGAATTAATGCATCACAAGATGATGTGGTTAGTTTACAAGGTTCTTTTGCCAGCGAAGCTGGATTTGGAATCGGTATGGGGTTGGGATACTCTAAGGAGTAATTAGTGGCCGACGAGCAAATTGTAACGAGTATAGTTGCCAAAGCTGACTTGTCTAGCCTTGTGTCTGAAGTACACAGGGCTACCTCTAGTTTACAACAATTACAAAGAGAATTAAACGCATCCAACAGATCTATAGCATCTGCAACTAAAGTTGCTAATAATTTATTTAGAGATACACTTGTTGGCAGTGGAATGTTTTCAAGCCACTTTGTTAATTTAAATTCTGATGTTGATAAATTTGGAAAAAATCTTGATGCTGGAAGATTAAAGCTTAAAGATTATTTTTCTACTTTTCAAACTCATTTAAGAACATCTAAAGGCTATATAAGAGAACTTGCTAAAGAGCAGGTAATGCTTGAAAATTCTATATTGCAACCATTAGGCAGGAACGCACAAGGCTTAATGCAATATAACGTAATGATTCCAAGAGGCCTGGATTTAGTTAAAAATAGAACTCAATTAGCTCGTATGGAAATGCAGATAATGAATAGAGCATTATCTGAAGGAGCAACGTCATTAATTAACTGGGGTAAAAATACTCAGTGGGCAGGTCGTCAGTTAACCGTAGGTTTAACAGTGCCTCTTTCTATGTTTGGTGCTCAAGCTGCAAAAGCTTTCAGAGAAGCGGACCAAGAATTAACTAGATTAGTTAAAGTTTACGGAGATTTATCTGGAGCAACTTCTCAAGAATTAGCACAAATAAGAAAAGATGTTATTACAACTTCTAAAGAATTAGCAAGCGGAATGGGTGTTTCATTTAAAGAAACAATTGGTCTTGCAGCAGACATTGCAGCAACTGGAAAGCAAGGAAATGAATTACTTGGATCTTTAAAAGAAACAACAAGATTAGCAGTTCTTGGAGAAGTTGATAGAGCAGAGGCAATGAAGGCTACTCTTGCAATTCAAACTGCATTTAAATCAAACACTAAAGAATTAACAGAATCAATTAACTTTTTAAACGCAGTTGAAAACCAGACCTCAACAACTCTTGGCGATCTTGTTGAGGGAATTCCAAAAGCTGGTACTGTTATTAAACAGCTTGGCGGTAGTGTTAAAGATCTTGCTTTATATCTTACTGCTATGAAAGAGGGTGGAGTTAGTGCTTCAGAAGGAGCAAACGCCCTAAAATCTGGACTCGCTTCCATGATTAATCCAACTAAACAAACAGTAGCAATGCTTAAGAGTTTTGGCATAGATGTAATGGGAATGGTTGAACGAAATACTGGCAATACTACAGGTATGATTTTAGAATTGCAAAAAGCATTAGATGGCTTAGATCCATTAAGTAAAGCAAGAGCACTTGAGCAAATGTTTGGTAAATTCCAATTTGCGAGAATGTCTGCATTATTTAATAACCTTGGAAAACAGGGAAGTCAAACATTACAAGTAATGCAATTAATGAACGCCAGCGCAAAAGATTTAGCAAATGTAGCAAGTCGAGAATTAGGAATGGTAACTGAGTCAGCTTCTGGAAAGTATAGAAGAGCTATTGAAGGATTAAGAGCAAATCTTGCAGATATGGGAGAAGGTTTCTTGGG